TACTATCATATGCCTGTATGTCGGTACCAATTGTTAAACCTAAAGATGTCTTTAGTGTGGCTCCCGATTCAGCTACAAAGTTAGTACCGTTACCAATAATGACTGCGTTATCTGTTGGTGTTAAACCAGCAATGTCAGCTAACTGTGCGTCATAGCCCTGCACATCTGTACCAATTGCAAGACCTAGTGAGGTCCTTAGTGTGTTACCTGTCTCTAATACAAAGTTAGTACCGTTACCAACAATGACCCCGTTATCTGTTGGTGTTAGTCCAGCTACATCAGCTAACTGTGCATCGTAACCCTGTACATCGGTACCGATTGCTAGACCTAATGAGGTCCTTAATGTAGCACCAGATTCTAATACGAAGTTAGTACCATCACCAATTATAACACCATTGTCGGTAGGAGTCAATCCTGCTACATCAGCTAACTGTGCATCGTAAGCTTGTACGTTTGTACCGATAGCAAGTCCTAGATTGCTTCTTGCAGTAACCGCATCAGTAGCACCTGTACCGCCATTAGCAATAGCCAATGTGCCAGTAATATCGGCAGTGTTAATCTCAATTGCATCCCATGAGCTATTAGTACCATCCGTCTTGAGGTACTTGCCTGAGTTAGATGTCTGTGTTGGTAGTAAATTATTTAATGCAGTATTCGCTGTAGAAGCACCAGTACCTCCATCAGCAATAGCTAAGTCAGTAATGCCAGTAATAGAACCACCAGTGACGGTTACGTTACTTGCATCCTGTGTAGCAATAGAACCTAAACCTAAAGAAGTTCTAGCAGTAGCACCAGACTCAGTAACAAAGTTAGTTCCGTTGCCTACAATAAAATTATTGTCTGTTGGGGTTAAACCTGCAACATCCGTTAGCTGTGCATCAAAAGCCTGTACATCGGTACCGATTACTACGCCCAATGTAGTACGAGCAGCAGAGGCATTAGCATCATCTACAAGAGTTCTACCGAATGCAGAGAAGTCAGCTACTGCTGCTGTTCCTGAACCAGTAAAGTATGGTACCTTATCAGCTGCTGAAGTTAAACCAGCCAATGCAGTGAGTTCTGCATCCAGAGGTTGCTTAGCATCTAACTGGGTTTGAATAGCAGAAGTAACACCATCAACAAAATTTAATTCAGTACCCGTTGGAGTAATGACAGTGCCATTTATTTCTAGGGTATCAATGTATGCAGTACCGTCAATGTATGCATCTTTAAATTGAAAAGAAGAGGAACCCAGATCAATAGCGTCATCTGTACTTGGAATAATAGCACCAGAAGAAACTACTAAATTTTGTGCAGGACCTATCTTTGTGATCGGAGAACCATTAGCTGCCGCACCATCGTGATTGTGTCCGGTGCTTGCATTAAATGCTGCTACTATTGCATCAAATTCACCGTCTAAATCCGAAGCATTAATAATATTACCGTCAGCAATATTGTTAATATTATCATTTCTTGTATATCCAGTTGCCATATCTATTTACCTTATCGTCTATCGTAAGTAGCGTATTCTAATGTTGCAGCATCAAGTGAAAATGCAGGGTCCGTGCTTTCTGATACGAACTGCAAAGACACGGTGAATCCAGATCCTATTACTTGTGTTTGAAATAATTTTTTTAATTTTGTTCCATAAAGAACATCTCCATAGGTAGCCGAAGAAGAACCATAAAATCCTACAGCACCTGTTTGATTTGACAATACTATTGTGTCAGGTTGTATCAAACCTTCGTCATCAAAATCAAGTTTTAAATTAACAGAAGTTGTTACACTTCCTGTTGGGTCTGTATACAAAAATAACTTATAAAATGCTTTACGAATTCTAGGGTCTTCCATTGGAACAAATGGAGTAGAAAAGGTAGCAATAATATTTGAACCATTAAAACTGTTACCCTGTTCCATTTCATATACAAAACCATCTGTATTTGAAAATACAACTGTTTCAACCCGCCCAAAATAATTACTATCCGCAACAAAAGATTTAATGCCTCGTAATTCAGCCCACGCTATCTGCCCAGTTTGATCCCCAAGTGTTTGAGTGCCTAACACGCCTACAGCATTTTGTGTAGTAATCTCATTATTATACCCAAAAATACGATATTGAGATTTCTCTCGAATAACTACACTAGAAAAAGATGTACTAGCTTTAGTAATAGCTGTCATCTCACTCTGAATAGGCTTGGATACTACTGCAATACTAAAGTCTCCTACTTTATCTGTGGCACCTAAAAGACGTAGACCGTCAGGTCCTAGGAACATAATATCAGATCCAATCTCCTGAATGGTATCTGTGTCAATACATCCAAGATTTAAAGTAATTGGTTGTAATACAAAGTCACTTAGCGTATTACCTAATAATCTACTAATCTTTTGCTGGCTAAATATAATTAACTGTTCACGAAATACAATTAAACCAGTGATTGCATTTCCAACACTTATTACACCAGAGCCATTAGCTGGGTTAAAATCACTGTCAGTAAAAGGAGAAGTAAAAGTTAACTTGTCACCCTTAGCAAAGAACAATTGATTCTTAAACCATACAACATGTTCCGCACCCACAACATCTGCAGGAGCATCATGTAATTCTACAAATGATGTGCCGTCATATAAGAATGGTACATTGATACTATCAACACCACATACTTTTTCTGTGGTAGAAATTCTGTACTTCTCAAAACGATACTTTGTTGCAGCGTCTCTGGATGCAGATAAAAAAGTTATTGCTGCATTGTCTGCGGGGCTAGATGCTAAAGCAGGACTAATTGCTAAGGTAGCACCGCCACTAGTAACTGTTGCATCCGCAGTAACGGTATATATTAATTCTACACCTGCAATACTAAAGGTATCACCAGTCTTAGGTTTGCCAGTTAATCCGTCAACAACTAAGCTACTACCAGTTTGACCAGCACCGTTCACTAATACAGTTCCATATGCGGGATTACTAATTTTTGTCCACCCGCTACCTGTACTATTATATAAACTATTATTACGTGCAGCAATTACTTTATTTGTCCAAGCAGCAACGCCTTGAATAGTACCGGTCCCAGATGTAAATGTAATAGCAGCTTTATCCACTGGGCTAGAAGCTAAACTTGTTGTTAGTGTAAGTGTTGCACGCTTAGTAGCTGAATTATATGAAACACCACCAGTACCAATCGTATACGTTCCTGCAACCCCTGCTATAGTAAATGTATCTGTTTCTACAGGCGAAAACATTAGATTGCCTATTATAAGTGTGCTGCCTGTCTGCCCACTACCATGTACTTTAGCATCGCCATATGCAGGAACGATAGAGCTATCATACTTATCAAATCCGTCAATACGTCTATAACCACCTTCAATAGAAGGTTCAAAGTTACGTAATATCCTAGCACTGCCCGGTAGCTGAATACCGTGCTGCAAAGGGGACAGATTTGTGATTAACCCACCCCTAAACTCAAACGGGTATGTAGTCCATCTATCAGCCATTAATTAACCCTAAAGCCAGCAGTGTATCTTTTATTTTGTGGAAGCATAGTAGAGCGTACATATTCGGTACGATTAACCAACATGATTCTCATATGCTTTAGATTCTGTTCAAACTTTGCTTTTGCCACTGCTGCGTCTTGGGTATTACCCCTAAACATATATGCATAGTAAGTAGCACCTTCAACAATAACATGCCTATACATTTCAGGTATCACTGACACATCGTTATACGCAGATAAGTCTGTGGTTACTTTGTAATATTCGTAAGTAAGCTGATAAGCTTCTTTAGGAGTTTGTACTAATATAAATTGTCTATTAGGAGCTTGTACAATAAACGAAGGAAGATCTCGTAAACTTGTACTGGTATTATACTCTTGATCAACAAATTTTTCTAAGTATTCTTCGTAAGATAATATTTTTAACTTAACTGTTTCATTATTAAATGCGGTGCTTCTTCTAATACGAAAAGAATCGAAATCAATTGTTTTTGCATCGGCAGGATAATTATATCTACTTGTACCTGCAACTAAAGTCTCTGTTTCTAAGTCATGATTCCAATGCCATTGAAACTCTAATTGATTAATATCTTGAATAGCAGCATTAACTGCATCTTTAGCATGTGAATAGAAACCTTTTGCAGAGCTAAAATTAGAACTTGTTAGCTCTACTTCATTTAGTTTTCTGTTAATGTCATTAACTAAACCCAAGAAATCGTAAGCCACTATATCACCTTATTGAGATGTATAAATAAAGAAAGGCAGGGGCTTGTGACCCCCGCCTTATATTGCACTACTTAAGCCAACTGATCACGATCTACTTCGTCAGCTACGATACGACCATCTACATTCATAAGCACAGCCCAAACACGGACTACGCCAGCAGTAGGAGCGGTAGTAGCAGCTTGAATTAACAAGTCAATTGTGTCGGCAGTTGCACCGATTACAACAGGCTGGAATGCAGCAGCATTTTGTGCATATGCTCCAGCAGCAGCAGCATCAGCATCGAAGCCGTCAACAAAGTTATCAACGTCAAGACCTGTGCCTAAATCAAATGCATTGTCGCTTGACTCACCAGTTAAAACTGTGGTTACTTCCATACCAGCATTTAAAATAAGTGTGTTAGTTGGTACAGTGATGCACTCGATAACGTCAGCAGCTGCCAAGGCAGAACCTTTAGCAGTAGCTGCAGCAGCAAAGTCAATGTATTTTTCTACTAAATACGGTACAGGAGCGGCAGTACGACCTGCTGATGCTCCGCCCGTTGCGAGGGTTGTAATTGTTGCCATTTTTATTTCTCCTTAAATTAATTAAGCTGCGTTGTAGCGGGCAACTACAAGAGCTTCTGGACGCAAGATCTTACGACCATACAAGTGCATACCACGGACAATGTCAGCAAAGCTGTCTGGGTCACGATAGCTCTCGGTCTTGGTGATTTGCTGAGCAGAAGCTACAGCAGCATCATGACCAGCTACGATAACACCATAGTTAGATGACTGTGCAGATGCACCAGTTGTGCCGGGACCTGTACCAACCTTAGGCAAGTTGCTTGAAGAGTAGACACGGAAGCCATGGAGATTATTTAAAATCAAACCATTCTGCAAACCAGATCCACCAAAGTCACTGTTTAATAGTCGGCTGTCTTCATCTTTTAACATCTCAATAAAGACTGGGTCAACGATCAACCAACGACCATTTGTGTCAACTTGTTGTTGATCCAATAAGCGACCCATACGAGCAATCACAGTTAATGGAGATACAAGAGTTGTTGATACTGCAGTCTGACCGGGAAAACGTGGGGACAAAGGAATCGAGTCACCTGTAGAACCAGCAGATGTCAAGTTACCAAAGTTTGGACGGCTTAACTTCATTGAAGACAATAACTCATCGCTACCAGCAGTACTTACAGCTTTTGTGCCGGGGAAAGTTGTACGTACTGTGTCAGGTGAACTGTGCTTAGCTGATTGGCTAAAACCAGACAAGTAACCTAATACGTCTTGGTCATACTGGTCACGCAAGCGATAAGCTGCACGATCAGAAGCCATGCTCATGAAGTTAACGTGGCTATGTGCTGCTTCGATATCGTCAATCTTGAATGCGAAGTAGTTAGCTTGGTCAACAACGAGAGTGAAGTCTTCGTCATCGAGGTCTTGTGCCGTGATCTGTGTGCCACGAGAATAAGCCTGAACTGAAACTTCTGGTTCTTTGATGATCTTAACGCTATCGCCCATGTTAGCGATCTCGCCAAAATAGTCGTTGTTAGAAATATCTTCTACTACAGAAGATTTACGGAATGCAAGTTGTACTTGCTTGGAATAGATTACTGGGCTAAAATTACCATTAGGTAAATTGCCGTAACCAGAAGCTGAGGGAAATGCCATTTTTAATTCTCCTAATAAATGAAAGGCATATTAATAAATACGCTTACAGGTATTCTTGGAGCCTATGATGCTAGGTGCTCATAGCTTAGACTTCTAGATTATCTAAGATATAAGGGCTAACGATGTTAGGGTAGTCCTTTGAAGTACTCTAATGCGTTACAGTGCTACTTATATTTATATCCAAATGTATTGGTTGGCTTAGCTGAAGCGGCAATATTAGATATGGAATTAAGGTAAGGCAGGACTAACCTACCTGTACCTTTGTACTACAGTTATAAAGCAAAAACTTAAAATGTCAACTATTATCTTGCAGATCCAGTACGATCATAAACAAACTTTCCAGACTGTATTGCAGCTATAATAGCTTCTTGATTCTTCTCATACTCTTTGGAAGACATCCGTTCTACATCAGACTCACGGATGGTGCCCTGTTCACTGGCAGAATCAAAGCCTGCTTTTCTACTGTTACCTACAGATCTAGCAGCGTCCTTATCGTCAGACTTCTTAGCCTTTTTGGTGTTTATTCCCATGTCTGCCTTATACAAATCAATGGCACGAGCAGCTGAAATAGCATCTGTTTCATTGTCATATAGGGCATTTTGAATCCACTTAGGCTGTGCCTCGACCCAGTCATGAAACTCAGATTGCTCACGAATAGCGTCAAAGTCAGGGTGAAGACGCACTAATTCTGTTTCAGCACGCTGTCTTAAGGTATCTGCCTGCAATTCATCAAGCTTCTTAACCCTTTCCTCTAGTGCCTTAGATTGTTCTTGAGCCTTTTGCATTGCAATGGTCTCAACAATCTTAGCCACATCGGGGAATTCCTTAGACCATTCAGCAATCTCCTCTGAAGATTTAGGCATACGCAACTGTTTAGTAGCCGACTTCTCTAGCTGACCTCTAAGTTCATCAATCTGCTTTTGCAACTCAAGTTCTTTCTTCTGAGTATGCCTACGCAAATCTCCGTATCGCTTCTTAAAACTCTTTTCTTCTGGATTAGAAGGTTCTTCCCCTTCAAAATCCTCAGCATCTTGTGCTTTAGCTTCCTGTGGTTTGTTGTCCTCAGATAGCTGTTTTAGTTCTTCTTCTTCTTTTTCAATGCGTTCCTTGTTAGCATTACGTGTTGCAAAGCCCGTCATTGTTTTGGTTTGTACTTCTACTTTTTGGAGTTCCATCTTTTCCTCGTTGGTTGGGGCTAACAGTTGCCACACATGGTGGGGTATTAGGTAGCCATTGTTAAGGGGTAAATTTTATTTCTTAGATGCCAGCCCCTTACTGGCAGTCTTTTTAGGTGTAGTCACTTTCTTGCGAGGAGCAAGCAGTGGTTTTTTGCTGTATTTTACCATAGTGCTGTTAATAAGTCCACCCTCTGCTGCACCAATTGTTTCTGCCTCTTTGTATCCGGAGGGGATTGGAGACAAAGGCTCATTGTCTTTAAAAGAGATTAATGTACTTTGACCGGATTCGTTTACAAACTTTTTAAGATCATACTTAGCAGGCAATACTTGAGTTAGACCTACAACATTTGTGCCAGTTATATCTTCAACAGAGGACTCTTCTCCGGGAGAATAGCGTGAACGTGATCTATATGTTAGTTGCCCTGTTGAGGTATCAATACCCGAAGGTAGTAGCTCCCCTAAAATACTTTTAGAAATTTCACCACTTACAAGTCTCTTACCAGCTTTTTCTAATCCAGTATCTGGAGTAGGAGGAGGTGTGTACATTTCATT